TACGCTCATGGGCAGCGACAAGGGCGGCAAAGCGTGCGAGTTCTTGATCCGTCAAAACGATGAACGGCGGTTCACCCGAATGGTAAGGGTCAACTTTTTCTGGATCGGCAACCTCACGCGCCATCCGAATGATGTCATCCCTGTTCATTTTGCACCCTCCCTAAATCCTTTATACCTTTATTGCGCACTACTTACGCCGAAAGTTTGGCTGATCGCCTTTTAGCTCACTCTGAGTAAGTCATACCACCTAAAGATAAACCTTAATGAAAAACGACGTGATTAATTCGCCCAAGCATTACACCTCCGGGCCTCAATGTCCTACCTGCCAGACGCTGATTGAGTGCATAACGGTCGTGCAGGATCGTGGGTTTTTGGAGGGCAACGTCATCAAGTATCTGTGGCGCTGGCGGGAAAAAAACGGGCTCGAGGATCTGAAGAAAGCCCGTTGGTATTTAGACCGCCTGATTACGTCCATTGGGTAACTTTTCCTGTTCAGGAAAGATTAGAGCTGCTGGATAAATACATTGCCAATAATTACCGTTCGGTAAGGATTGGTTTTTTACCAAAGTATTGCATCTCGTCACGTTGGCCGGTCATGTCGGCGTCAGCCAACCAATCCTCAGCATTGGCGATGGCCAGCTCCCACTCCCTATCGCTCGTCTGATTCAGATCGTGGGCGGTGTAGTATTCGGGATCGGCACGACGCATGGCGTCCACGAGCTGCTCGATGACGGCACGAGCGGAGGTCAATTCACTCATGAATGACCCTCCCAAAAAGTTGCTTTAGAACTGCTTTAGCACAGCCAAATCCAGCCGAATCCAGCGGTATTTGGTAAAGCAACTTTTCATTGACAGATTCGCCAAGTGATTGATTTATCTCACTTAGCGACCTGCTAAATTGGTGGAGGCGGGGGGAATTGAACACGGGAAACCTCTTTTTAAGTGTTTGATTCTGTTGTGTCTGACGGATCCGGTTGCTTAAAAGTTGCTTTATCTAAAATCTGCACCAACGCCTGACCGGCTGTGGGATACGCGCTGGGTATCCATTTGGCATAGACCTTGAGAGTCATCCAGGCGTCCGCATGCCCCATGCTTTCAGCCACCCAACCCAACGGTTCGCCGGCGCTAAGAGCCATTGATGCGAACGTGTGCCGAAGAACGTAGGGCCCTCGTCGTTGTCGGATACCCGCCGCCGCGCAGTCTGCGTGGAACAAGAGTCGGACGGGTTTGTCGCCGTGGAAGGGTCGGCCTCGGTATTGGAAAAGAAACTGGTCGGCGTCGTCGGGTCGAGCACCCAAGGCGTCCCGGGCGGGAGCGAGAAGTAATACCGTTCGGGTTCCTGACCCGGTTTTGGTGACTTTTTCTCGACCGTCGCGAACAGCGCGCCAGACGCGGAGACGACGGCATTCAGGATCCACATCTGACCACCGGAGCCCAATAAGCTCACTTGTTCGCAATCCCGTAAACGCCCAGAACCGCCAGATCCGGCCGTGCGTTTGTTGGCAGAGCTGTGTGAGCTCCTCGACCGTGAGCGGGTCGACGATTTCTTTTGCGCCTTCGATTCGCCGCCCGAGCTTGAAGTTCGCGAGCGGGTTTTCTTGGATGAGTCCGTCGTCATAGGCTTGCCTCAGTGATCCCCTCAAGGGAATTAATAGATTGTTTAATCGCTTGCGCGAGACGTTAAGGTCTTGCGCCCACGTCCTAACCTGGGCTCGCGTGAGATCCGCGACCCGTCCTTTTCCAAACTCTGTTCGAGCGATGACAGCAGCGAATTCGCGGTAGTCGTCAAGAGTCTCAGGCTGGACAGATCCAGATAAAGACTCAACGTACCGCTTTGCCAGATCACCAACCGTTCGACCGCTTGATCCAGCATCAAATAAGCTCGCCCTGGCGCTGTCTTTGAAATGTGACCGGTAATCAAAGGTGCCGGTCGCGATTTCGTGGTCGATTCGGGCTTTGAGCGTGGTGGCATAGCGTAAGTTCGCCTTAGTCGGTTCGAGCTTTAAGCGTTCGCGGCATTGGATGCCGTTAAGCGTGAAACTGATTTGGATCGTGCCGGATTTTGTGGCACGCACTCCCGTCCCTCTACCCACGTCTCATACCCCCGTATAGACATCACAATGCTGTTGTCCGGTGCTCGCATCCACACCAGACCTTCCAGCCACACACCGCGGTCGATCTTGGTTCGCACCGCGTCCTCGGTATACCCGGTAAGCTCCGCAAAACGCTTTACGCGCACCCAGTTGGTCATTTGGCGCACCCGTAGCACAGATGCTGGCCACGCCAGTCCGAATGCGTCTCGCGCACCAACGTCAGCAAACTTTTGCGAGTGATCGTTCCGCAGCCGGCGCAGGGCGCGTACAACACCGCACTGCACTCCGGGCAATACGTTTCGTCGGGATCGTCCATCACCACGTCACATCGTTTACAAGCCGTCATAAATCCTCCGTAGTGCCCCGATACAAACCCTCGGGGCCACGGGTGGGGGCCCTTAAAACGGAATTTCGTCGTTGGGCTCCTCGTAAGCCGTTATTGGTGGAATCGGTGCAGCCGATCGTGACGCGGCCTCGGTTGGCACAAACTTGTCGGACAGTTTGCCCTTCAACGCTGGCGCACGTGGATTACCGTCCGGCTGTCGAGCCCACAGGGCTACGCTGATCTCCTCACCGGCCTTCAAGTCACGATGCGCAAACAAAGTGCCCTTGAACGTCGGTGCTGCCGGGTTACCGGACTCATTCGCCCACAGGGCTACCTTGCCCTGGTCATTAAATTGTGCAGACATTACGCTACCTCTTGTTGATCGGAATCGACTTTAGGGCCACGAGCTGCGGTGTCGACCGCACCTTTGATGGCCGCATTGACGACCTTAAACGCGGCCTTGTGATTGTTCTTGAGCAAGTCCCAGACTCGCATCGCTTTGCTGTGATCGCCCTTAATCGACGACCACAGATCGTTGATGCTGTCGCGATCGTTCGCGTTGGCGTAGTCAATCAATGCCTGGCACAAATCCACCGCACCGGATTCATCAACATCCGTGATGTCGGGCTTTGGGCTAATCACACCCACCAAAGTTCGATTGGGCGTGACATCCACAACCTGACTGGCCGGTTCAAACTCGCCGACCTCCTCGGGGGTGTACGCACCGCCAAGAACGCCGGGGAATATGCTTCGGACGCCTTCAGAAACCACACGAGCGCGTAGCATCTGCCGCGGGTACTTTGACCACATGGCCGTCGCCAAACCCGCCTGACGGGCTCGCTCCATCGTCCAGTCGATAGTTACCGTGCCGCCCTGCGGGTGACTAAACACTGCCTCAACTTTGGCGTCCGTCAGCACCGTAAACCGGATGCTGCCGCCGGCGCGTTGAAACCGACCCAGCATCGCATCGGCCTTTAACGACGGCCGACCGTTGATGATGTGGTACTCCTGCACCGCCTTGGCCGGGTGCAGCCCTTCAGCCTCGCACAAGGCCATGAGGCTTAACGCCTGACTGCGATTGCTAACGCCAAACAATTTCGACTCCACAAACGCATCGGCTAACGCCATTTGATGCTCAAACGTGACTAGCGCTGACATGATTTCTCCTGAAATTCGATGGATTCAATGACAAGCTCATCGGCCATGGCGTTGTACTCAACGTCATCAACCAACAGCGTGTGGTAGTGAGCGGTGATGGCACGGGCAACCGGCTGCAACGTGGCCCACGATTCGCCCTGCGTATACGCGCAGGCGTACAGATCGTCATCCTGCTGGCCGGCTAACTGTTCCATCAGCTCAACGGCAGCGGCTTTCATGCGACCCATTTGTTGGTGCTCCGTTGATTGACGCGACGGAACTCGCTGTAATACACGCGGCCCACGTGATGCTGTGGTGCTGGCAGCGGCTTGGACACGGTGCGGTAGCAATTCACCGCCGCAATCCAGAGCACCGCCACAAACATGGCCAACGACAACCAGCCAAACACCAACACCAGATCGAGAAGGAGGCTCATGCGGCCTCCTCTTCGTCGTCGAACTCAACAAGCTCAACGTCGTACTCAGTGACGGATGAACGGCAACGTGGGCACAGACGCTCGACGCTGGTGTAAAAGGCATTGGACTCGCCGTAAGGTGCAGACTCCAGATCCTCGAGCTCCAGAATTTCATGCTCTTCCAGCACGCGAGCGCAACGGTCGTTTTCGCAGCGGTACATCATGACAACCGCTCCTTGGCCGCTTTAAGCGTCCAGTAGGTCGCCACGAGGTCGGAGTACGTGTCGATGGCATCAACCATCAGCTGAGCCTCAGCGGCCGCGTCGTTGACCAAACGAGCCGCACGTAACTGCGCACCTAGGTCGCGCAGTTTTTGTGCCTGGTCTTGAATGTGGAGGATGGCGCTCATGCCGCCACCTCCTGCTTTTCAATAGCCACGAAATGCGTGCCGGCCTTGCCGCACCAAACATCGGAGCTGCGAGCGATTTCGGCAAAAATGACCTCGTGCAGCTCGGGCGAAACGAGGTGCGCCGTGCCGGTCTTTTGACCGACGCACTTGCCGAGTGAGAGTTGATAACGGCGTTCGGGCTGGTTCAGCGCGGCGCGAAAGTGAATGCAATTTACACAGTAGTTCATGTGACCCCCCGGTCGTCGGTCGAAATTGACCGTAGAACTAATCTAATCAAATTTATTAAATTGTCAATTAATAAATTAAACTCTGTGCAAATAAATTAAACAAGGCTATTAAATTGCTTTGGCAGGTTTGACTAAATATATTTGAGTAAAGGAATCCCTGTATTTGGAAAAAAACTTTGGACTTTGCAATCGCGGCGTCACAAAATGATGCATACCGTGTGCAATTTTGCACACACACAGAATTAAAGGAACGACCAATGAGTCGCGATTTACAGGGTTTTAGCGAAACGCCAAAAGATTTAAATGGGGCAGGCCACCCAGGGCATTGCCCGGATTGCCCGATCTGCTCAGCGTTTAAGACGGGCGTTAACGAGCTCGCGCTGAACGATTTGCTGAATCAGGTCGCGGCCCTGTGGATCAGCCGATTCCCACGCGCGGACAAATTCGATCACGGGTGACTGGGGCGGGATCATTAGCTGCCAAAGCTCAACTTCGAGCGTCTGCGCAAACAAAGCCATGGTCTTTAACGTCGTATTACGACCGTTCATGGCGTTGCTGATCGTGGCTTTGTCTAACACACCCCGACTCATTCGCGATAACTCGGCTTGAGTAATATCGCGCTGTTTTAACAATGCTCGGACGTTAGCCACGAAGATTTCGGACAGTAATTCCATCGCATCATTCTAACGCCCCTCTCGTAAAATAAATTAATCAATTTGACAATGAGACAGGGTTTTCTTTATTGACCGTCGTTTAATATATTTGATAGGGTCTGGCCATGAACCTACACAAAGTAAAAGACGACCTCCGCGAGTACCTGCGGAATCACCCACTCAGTCAGCCCAAGATTGCCCAGCAAATTGGCGTCACGCACCAGTGGATTAACAGCTTTGTCCGTCGGCGTACGGACAATCCCACCGTAGCCGTTTTGCAGCGGTGCTACGACTGGATGCAAGCCGACCGTCGTTCCGCGCGGAGGGCTCGTGCAAAACCTTAAAAGCCTTTCGCTTGATGCTCAGATCGCCACAGCCACCCTGGCGTTGCTGTGCGCCAACACGCCGGCAAAGGTTCGGGCGGCGAGGAATAAGCTCGAGCAGCTTAAAGATCAGCAGCGTTTGCTGAGATTGGACGGCACGTTGTGAGTGCTCAGGTTGACGATGAAGTTGTCGCTGCCATTGCCGAATACAAAATTCGCATCGCCGAGCGGGATCAGATTATCGATGGCGTGTTAGATCATGCGGCGCGCAGTCGCACGGATGTGCAGATTCCACGACGCGCGCTGGATTGGACGAGTTTGGCCGAGCGCACACCGCCCGAACGCGAGTGGGCTATCGAAGGCTGGTTGGGTCGCGGTCACATTACGATGATGGCAGGGCCTCCCGGAGCCGGTAAGACGGCTCTTGCGCAGTCGCTGGCCAGTTGCATGGCGTTGGGCCTTGAGGCCGTGGGCACCGTTCAAAAGCCGTTACGGGTACTGTGCTGGTTTGGTGAGGACGATCACGACGAGCTGTGGCGTCGGCAGACGGCCATTGCCGACTGGTTGGGTCAGCCGTTAACCGCGTTTGCCCCGAATTTGATTATTGAGTCCTACGCCAACGAGGACATTACCCTGGCGCACCAGATCGGTGGCCAGCTGCAACCCACTCAGCTCATGACGGCCTTGCGCGAGCAGATCAACGACTATCGAGCCGACGTGGTGATCCTTGACAGTATTGCCCGGACGTTTGGCGGTAACGAGGTTGATCGGCATCAGGTCACGACCTTTACCGCGCACTTAACCGCAGCCATTGCCGAACGCAATGCCGCGATGTTGTTGCTGGGTCACCCGGCGAAGGCGAAGGATTCGGAGTTTTCTGGCAGCACCGCTTGGGAAGCCAGCGTGCGTGCCCGATGGTATTTCGGATTTAAGTTGCCGGATCAGAAAGAAACCGAAGCCGACGAGGATCCGGACGCGAACGTCCGCTGGTTGGCCAAGCGCAAGACCAATTACTCCACCCAAGATGTCCGTGAGGTTCGTTATCACAACGGCTGTATGCAGCCGTCCGTGCCGGCCGATGCGGGAACGCCATTCCGGGGTTTAAGCAACGAGTTTTGCAAAAACGAATGCATCCAAATTATGACCCGGCTGTCGCAAATGGGCATGGACGTGAGTCGGGTTAAGCAGTCCGGAAGCTACTTTCCGAAGGTCGCCAAGACCGCCGGTTTGCTGGGTGCCGCCTTTACCGAAAAAGACCTGCTGAGGGGTCTGGCCGAGTGCATGAAGGCGGGTCTTGTGGTCGAGGGTGAGGTGGGTATGTACGCCAACCGAACCCCTAAACGAGGGTTGAAATTCGCATGATTATTACCCCTGCACAAAGTCTTGCACAAAGTCTCGCAAAAGTCCCGCAAAAGTCTGCACCAGACTGCACACACATGTCTGTCCCCCCCGTAGGGGGACAGACTTGTGCAGTGAGCTTTGAGACTGGTGCACCTAAAACCGGTGCAAGCACCCGAAATCACCTGATGGACGGTCCGGATCTGATCCGGGCCATTGAGGTGCTCAAGAAATTTTCACCCACCGCCAAACTCGTGGGCTTGCGAACGCCGACCGTTTGCCTGGGCGTGGCGAAGGACTGGCCATGAGCGCCGTTGACGCCTCGGGTGAGCTCCAACTTTTGCGGTCGTTAATCCGCGACGCGATGGCCGATTTGGATACTTGTCCAAAAACGACAACGCCGAAATCATCCCGGCTGGATTGGCTGGACGAATGGGCCCGGCGCCGTGTGGTCATGGGTGACAAAGCGGCCAATGCCCTGGCGTGGTTTTCGGGTCGAAGTCTGCGGCCGTTCGGGTTCGAGTGGTGCTGCGAGCATTTGAACCTTGATGCCGAGGCCGTCCGCAACGTCGCTCTGAATTCGCAATTGCGAGCCCAGTACCTGAACACCAAGGAGGTTTTATGCGTGGATCCAAAGCCAAGCTCTTGCGACGGGTTATTCGAGCCGTCTGCCAAGCCAACGACTCGACGATTCCGTGGAGCGCCCCCCAAAGCACTCAACGCGCACCAACGAAGCACGTATCGGGCTCCGGGCGGCACCTCTACCAAACGGCCAAAAGGGATTTGATCCGTGGGTAGGCCCATCAAGGATCTCGAAGGCCAGCAATTTGGTCGCTTGCGGGTCTACGAGCTCGCTAGAACGGTTCCGTTTAGGGGGGCCTACTGGCGGGTCAGGTGCGCTTGCGGATCGCCTGAGCGGCTTGTACGGGGCGCTGACCTTATGGCAGGCCGATCTCAGTCGTGTGGATGTTTGCAGCGTGAATGGATGCGAGCGATGCGAGGGGGTGCGGTATGGGCTTAAACCGCTATGCCAAAAAACGCGACGCCAACGAAGCCGAAATTGTGGCGGCGTTACGCGAGGCCGGATTTTGGGTTGCGTTGATTGACCAGCCCGTGGATCTGCTGGTCGGTCACACCGGTTACCCGACGGTGGTGCTGATGGAGGTCAAGGTGTTGGACGGCGCGTTGAACGCCAGTCAGACCTTGTGGTGGCGCCTGAGTGAAGGTGCGCACCGGTTTGTGATCCGCACGAAAGCCGAAGCGCTGCGAGCGGCGAAATTTTGGATTAAGGGCGAAGCGGAGGAGCCATGTGCAACGAATTAGAACCCGACGATCTGACCACCGTGCGTGCGATTTTTAACTTGGCCGCGTTTTGTGTGTTGGTGCTGGTGCTGTGGCTGGCGGTGCGGTCATGAGCTGCTCACACGAGTGGGAATTTTGGTCAACGAGTCGGCACATCGTGCGATGCCGGCTTTGTAGCGATGCACGATTTTTAACCGTTGAGGAGATTACGATGTTGAATATCGAACAGCCGATTGATGCGGCTAAAGCTAAAGCCGGTGCTTTTGTGGCTCGCCAAGCCAGCTGGTTTGACGACAACCGCAAAGCCCTGGCTATCGGCATGGGCGTGACGATTGCCCTGGTGTTGCTAGCCGTGTGGGTGATCTAACCCATGCACACAGAGTCGTTAGACCACGAGTTACTCGGCGTTGATCGGCTTTGTGAACGCTGGGCAAAGTATTGGCGCAACGAACGTCACCTCGGGCAAAAACTGCACCCGTTGGCTCGCATGATTATGCAGGCCGAAGGCGCACCGCTGCCCGGCGGTGAAAGTTTCATGCCCGACGATCTGGTCAAACTGGATCGCATTATCGCCAAAGGATCGGCGGCGGGTCGGCAGTTTTTGAAAGTTTGGTACTGCTCACCGTCGCCGGTTCACATCAAAGCCAAGGCCCTGGGGGTTTCGCGCAGTGCGTTAATTCACTACTGGCACAGCTGGATGCGGTATTACCAGGGCGCTTTGGATCTCGTTGAATAATGCACACAAACCCCTTAAGGATCGTTATGAAAGCTGGTACGGTGCCGCAAGGTAGAGAAGTTATGCAGAAAGAAACCAAGCCCCAACCTTTGCCCTTGTCGGCTTTTTTGCTGGCTAAGCCCAGCACCAAAGCCAAAGCGGTCAGCTTGCAGGAATTGCGTGAGAAAGCTCGATCATGAATCAGCCGCTCAAACAATTTGGCGAGCGCCAGGGCAATGAGTCGCTCACGACTGTCGCTGCCGGCGAAACGCTCCGACCGTTGCGCGACCGGATTGTTGTCAAACCTGTTGCGTGGAAACCTTCAGCCATCCTCGAAGTCGTCCACGATGTACGCCCGGTGCGAGGTCAAGTCCTTGCGGTCGGGCCCGGACGGTTCCAGAAGCGTTACCGTAAAAACGAACAAGGCCAGATCAACTGGGTGGGCGATACCGACCGATGGGAAGCCATGGAAGTGAAGGTGGGCGACATCGTAGAGCTGGGCGGCCTCGAGCTAAAAGGCTACATGTTCCCGACGTTACTGTCTGCGGAACACGGTGAAGTCATGATTATCCAACAGGCTGACGTGTGTGGAATCTGCACCGAATAACCTCGAGCCGTTTAGCGCCGACTGGTTTGCCTGTTTAACTCCCGACGAATTAATCGAGCTGATTGTGGTGTCCACGATCATGCTCACACACCAAGGCTTTGATGCCATGGCCCAACGCGATCTGTGTGCGGCAGCTCACGACGCGATAGCAAAAAACATGCAAGTGCACACGCTACAATGAAACGCAAACCCGCTCCCCCTGTTCGTTATTCTGAAGCTCTGGGCGAAGCTATTTGCCTGCGATTGGAAGAAGGTGAGGCGTTAAACGAGATTTTGCGCGACGAGGGAATGCCTACGCGCGCGTCCGTTTTGCAGTGGGTGCAGACCCGTCCAGACTTCTCCATCCGTTACGCGCGTGCCAGAGAAATCGGCTACACGCATCTGGCCGAAGAAATTCTGGAAATTGCCAACACCCCGGTGATGGCGATCAAGACCGAATCCGGCCCAATGGGGGTTAAGACCACAGAGGCCGATGCGATTGAGCACCGTCGCTTGCAGATTGATACGCGAAAGTGGCTGTTGGCCAAGATGCTGCCGAAAGTGTACGGACAGAAGAACGAGCCGGAAGCCCCGCCGGCAGCCCCCGTCACGCTGTCGTCAGCGGAGGCCGATGTTTAGCCTGACGCCCAGGCAACAAGAGGCGATGCAGATGCTGCGGGGGCCTGCCACGCACCTGATGCTGTTTGGTGGCTCCAGAAGCGGTAAGACGTTTCTGTTAGTCCGCACGGTGGTCGTTAGAGCGCTTAAGAGCCCACGATCGAGACACGTGATTCTGCGGTTTCGCTTTGGTCACATTAAAGCCAGCATTGTCCACGACACCTTTCCAAAGGTCATGAGCCTGTGCTTTCCGGGCGTTAAATACGCGATCAACAAGACCGATTATTACGCCACGATGCCCAACGGCAGCGAGATTTGGTTTGGTGGGCTCGATGACAAAGAGCGCACCGAAAAGATTCTGGGTAACGAGTACGCGACGATTTATCTTAACGAGTGCAGCCAGATCAGCTGGCAAGCTCGCAACATCGCCGTGACTCGATTAGCGCAGCTGGTGATGACGGCCATCGACGGGCAACCGCCCAAGCCGTTACCGCTGCGCATGTACTACGACGAGAACCCGCCGGACAAAGGTCATTGGACATACCGGCTGTTTAAGACCAAGGTCGATCCCGAGAGCCGTCAGCCGTTGGCTAATCCCGACGACTACGATTGCATGCAGTTAAACCCGCAGCATAACGTGCAGAACTTGGGTGGCGATTATCTGGCCACGTTAAAAGGCTTGTCGGGTCGATTGCAAAAGCGGTTCCTTGAAGGCGAGTTCCGTGACACCGCGGTCAATGCTTTGTTCAGCGATGAAACGCTGGACAAGTGGCGTGTCACCGATGACCTGGTGGAAATGGTTCGCATCGTGGTGGCCGTGGATCCGTCCGGATCGGACGACACCGACAACGCCGACAACGACGAGATCGGCATTGTGGTGTGCGGCTTAGGCATCGACGGTAACGGTTATCTGCTCGAGGATCTGACCTGTAAGGCGGGTCCTGCGACGTGGGGCCGGGTGGCCACCGATGCTTTTGATCGTTACATGGCCAACATCATTGTGGCTGAGACTAATTACGGCGGCGCGATGGTTCGCAACGTCATTCATTCTGCTCGACCGAATACACCATTCAAATCACTCACAGCCAGTCGTGGTAAATCGGTTCGAGCAGAACCTATTAGCGCCTTGATGGAGACTGGACGCATCCGACTCGCGGGTGTGTTCCGTCGCCTCGAGGAGGAGCTCACCAGCTTCACGACGGCCGGTTTTATGGGCGAAAGCAGCCCTAACCGTGCCGATGCCTTTGTCTGGGGCATGTCGGAACTGTTTCCGGCACTCGCCCAGGTTAAACGCGATCCGGCAAAGAAGAATCAACCCACTAAGCGGCCTGTTGGCTGGCTAGGAATGTAATGTCTACGCGACGTAAATACGACATCACCACCGACGTGGTAGCCGATGTGGCTGACAAAAGGTTCCTCGTGGAACTGTCAGCCCTGCTCACGGCCGCTTTGGGTGACCCGCCCAAGCACATGGAAACCGAGACGGTCATTGTGCGTAAATCCGAAGCCCTGAGAACTCAGGTGCTTCATGCGATTGCATTACTCAACGCTGAGATTCAATCCTATGGGTGAGATTCGTGATGGCGATAAGGATGCCATCACTAAACAAGAGATCTACCTAGAAGCCAAGGCCAGACTCCAATTAGCCGAAGAAGTTGAGACGGAAAACCGCATCGAGGCCCTGCGCGATATTGAGTTTGCCAACGGTGAGCAGTGGCCGACCGACATCCAGAAAGAGCGCCGAGTTGAAAACCGACCCAGCCTGACCATTAACCACACCGACACCTTTGTGCGTCGGGTGTGTAACGCATTACGCGAGACTCGACCCCGTATCAAAGCGCACCCGGTATCGGGTGAGGCTGACGGCGAAGTCGCTGAGATCATTAACGGTCTGGTTCGGCACATCGAGGAGTCGTCGAAAGCCAGCATTGCCTACGATGTTGCCGGTGAGTCAGCCGTTCGCATCGGCTGGGGCTATGCGAGAGTGCATGCGGACTGGTCCGACGAGAAGTCGTTTGAGCAAGAACTGCGCATTGTGCAGATCCCTAACACTTTCGCGGTGTACATGGATCCGTCAGCCCAGATGCCCGACGGTAGCGATGCCGAGTGGGTCATCATCACTGAAAAGATGAAGCGGCGCGACTTTAAGCGCAAATACCCGCAGGAAGTTCTGAACGACATTTCCGGCAAAGGCCCCGGCGATGACGAATTAGCCTGGGAGAGTAAGCACACCATTCGCGTGGCTGAATACTTCCGCATTACCAAAAAACCCGAAAAGCTGTACGAAATGCAAGACGGCACGACCGTCTTTGAGTCGGAGCTGCCGGACAAAGATTTGATGGCCAAGGGCGGTTACGACTTCGCGCGTGATGCCAACGACAAACCGATCTGCCGGCCGAGCTTTAGACGCCAGATTGAATGGCACAAGCTCAACGGTTGCGCCGTCGTCGATTCGCGCATGCTGCCGGGTAAATACATTCCTGTCGCTCGATGCGAAGGCATCAAGCTCGAGATGAACGGTCGAGTTATCCGCAAAGGCATGATCCGCGATCTTGTCGATACCGCGCGGATGTACAACTACTGGATGACGCTGCTCACCGAAGTCGTTGCCTTGGCGCCAAAGGCTCCATGGGTCATGGCCGAAGGTCAAGCCGATGGCCACGACGAGTGGGATCACGCCAACCAGCGCAGTTACAGCCGACTCGAGTACAAGCCTCAGCTCGGCCCGGATGGCACAATGCTGCCGCCGCCAATGCGTCAAGCTCCGGTGCAAGTACCGGCGGGTATCGCTGACGCCGCGCAGAGAGCCGCCAGTGACCTGATGGCGCTGGCGGGTATGCCACACGAGCCGGGTCAGGATTCTGCCGGTCAGGTGGTGTCTGGAATCGCTATACAACGTCGCCAGTCTTTAAGCGACATTAGTCATTTTCAGTTCTTTGACAACCAAACGCTTTTTGTTGCCCAACTGGGTCGAATCCTGCTGGATCTAATCCCGCACTATTACTCAACGCAGCGGATGCTGCGAATCATTGGTGACGACGGCCTGCCGACCATGACCGAGGTCAATGCGCCGGCGCCGGATCCTGAATTGGCTGACGTGATGAAGGTCAAGAACGATCTTACCGTTGGCCAGTACGATGTCGTGATGGATGCCGGCCCTGGTTATCAAACCAAGCGGGAGGAGGGCGCTGCGGCCATGCTCGAGCTGCTGCGCACCCCGCTCGGCAACAGCATCGTGAAAGTGGGCTCGGATCTGATCGTGCGTAATCTGGACTTTGCCGGTGCGGGTGATTTGGCCGACCGACTGGCTGTGACCACGCCTGAAGGCTTGCAGAAGGCCATCACGGGCTTACCGAAGCAAGCTCAGACCATCGTTAACAGCTTGCAATCACAGCTTCAGGAAGCTCAGCAGCAGATTGAGCACCTGACCGCAGATCTCAAGTACGGCTTAACTAAAGTGCACGTACAAGATGCTACTCGCATGGCCATCGAGCGCATGAAGGATGTGCGAGCCGAAAAAGACACGGCGACGGATGCGCAGGTTCGTGCGTTTGACACGCAGACCCGTTCGCATACCGCACGCGATGTGGCTGAGATTAATGCCGCCGGTCACATTTTGCAGACTCATGCCGCGCAGAAATCTCAAGTCGGCGCTGCCAACGAAATCCTGCAAGACGCCAATCGAGCTCAAAACGAAAACTTAGAAAATCCGGTGGCGTAATTCTTTTGGAGAACGCCGCTTGATGTTGATTAATACACGCACCGCGATGACAGCGGACGTGAGCACCCCCTGACCCTGACGGGTCTTTTTTTTACCCACAAGGATAACCCCTTGGCTATTGAAAGCATCACACCGGCTAACCATGCCGAGTTCGTGGAGAAGATCCAAGCGCAGCGCGATGTAGCAACCGGTAAAGTACCCCCCGTGGTGGCTACCGAGGCTGACATTGAAAAAGCTGCGGATGAGTTAACCGAAACCTCAACCCCGGCTTCGGTGGAAGAGGATGAGCCTGATACCGAATACTCCGAAAAAGTGCGCAAGCGAATCGCCAAAGAGGTGAAGCGGCGCAAAGAAGAGGAGGAGTTCGCTCAGTCCCAATACAGTCGTGCGGTAGCCGCCGAGCGCGAAAACCTCAAGATGGCCGAACGACTGGCTGCGTTAGAAAAACAGGTGGCACCCACGGAGGTAGCGCCTGAAGATGTTCGACCTTCGCCGTCGGCTTATACCGATCAAGCGAAATACGAGGACGATCTGTTGGCGTGGAATCGCCGACAGTCGATTAAAGAATACGAGTCGCAACAAGCCGCGAAGGCCGCTCAAGCCGAAGCTGACCGCAACCAAGCCGAACTGCGCGAACGCATCAAAGAATTCGCCAAGACGACGCCGGATTACGATGACGTAATCGCTCGGTCAACGGTTGCCTTCCAGCCGGCTTTACAAATGGCGCTAGTGGAAAGCCCCGTCGTTGCCCAACTCGGTTATCACTTGGCAAGGAATCCCGCCGAGGCCGAACGTATTAACAAACTGAGTCCGACCCGTGCGGTCGCTGAACTCGGAAAGATTGAAGCTCGCTTAACCAAACCCGAAGGCACTCCGTTTCAGGAGGCCAAGACGGTTGGCAGCGAAGCCCGTACCCGCGCGCCTGCGCCGATTACGCCGTTGCAAGCCTCGAGCAGTGCTCAGCCTACCGGTGACCCATCGAAGATGAGTCTCCAGCAGCTGAAACAGTACTACCGCGAGCAGCGACGTAAATAGCCAGGTTATTAAACTTTATGGAGCACCACAGTGGCTAACTCACTATTAGATATTTCGTACATCACCAACGAGGCGTTAATCGTCCTCGAAAACGACCTGGTTATTGCTGATAAGGTCAACCGTCAGTATTCCGATGAATTCGCCGTTGCGGGCGCCAAGATCGGTTACACCGTCAACGTCCGTCGTCCACCGCGCTATAAGGGCACCTTTGGCCCCGGCCTGAACGTCGAAGATACGGTGGAGACGTTCTCACCCGTCACCCTGACCAGCCAGTTTCACGTGGACGTGCAGTTCACCACCGCGGATCTCGCGTTGGCCATGGACATGTTCAAGAAGCGTGTGCTGAAGCCGATGATCGCCGCCGTCGCCAACCGTCTGGACAGCGACACCTATCAGTACCTGTACCAGAACACCGGTAACAGCATCGGTACGCCGGGTATTTCGCCTGCCAGCTATCTGCTGTTTGCCCAAGCGAAATCCGTTTTGCGCAACGAATCCGCACCGTTTGACGACGAGTATTTTTGCGTGATGGATCCGCTGTCGATGGCCGTTGCCACCGATTCGATTAAAGGTCTGTTCAATCCTCAAGCGCAGATTGGTGAGGCCGTGTCACGCGGTTTGATCGCAAACCGCTTTGCCGGTCTGGACTGGTACGAGGATCAGAACATCGCCAGCGTCCCGCTGTCGGCCGGTACGGGCTTAGGCACGCCTGTGCTGGGCACCCTGACCAACAGCACCAACCTCGGTTTAACCACCGGTTGGGCGAACACTGCAACGATCTACACCACCGGCTGGACAAACAGCACCGCGGTTGTGCAGGTCGGTGACGTGATCCAGTTGGCCGGTGTGTATCCCGTCAACCCACAGAGCCGCAACCAGTACGGTCGCACGCTCAAGCAGTTCGTGGTAATCCCACCGAACGGCTACGCAACGTCCTACGGTACGGCGATTACCGGTGTGGCGTATAACGCCTCAACGCTGTCAGCCGGTACGTTTAACGCCGCGACCGGTGTTTACACGTCCAACGGTTCGGGTCAGCTGTACATCAGCATCGCTGAAGCACCGATCACCGGTGGTCAGTTCCAGAACTGCGTGGCCAACACGGCCTTGAGCACCAGCACCGCAATCACCGTGAACAACGGTATCTCGGCTGCGGTGAACTCGCCGCAGTCGATGGTATTCCATCGCGACGCCTTGGCCCTGGCAATCGCCGATCTGCCTTTGCCGCGCGGCGTGGAAATGGCGGCTCGCAGCGTGGATGCGGACGAGAACCTGTCCATTCGTATGGTGAGCCAGTACACGATTAACAACGATGCGATTCCGACTCGTTGCGACATTCTGTACGGCGCGACCAGCTTGTACCGTCAGCTGGGCGTGCGCATCGCCGGCTAATAACGACGGGGGGCTTTAATAGCCCCCCTTCTTCTTTATTTAGGAGATTACTATGGCCAATCCAGGCCCTGCCTCACAAGTCACCGTCAACACGCAGCCCGTGCGTGGTGACCTTCAGTTCATCAACACCATCGGTGTCACCATGACCCCGGCGGCTGTTGCCACCATCACCTCCGTTGAGCAGTCGTTCGGCGCGAACGGCGTGACGTTTGCCACCGCGGCAACCGGTCTGCTGGCCGGTGACGTCATCCTAGCGGTTAACCCACCGTCCACCGTTGCCGGTGTGTCGCTGGCGTCGTTCCGTGTGGATACAGCCGTCAATGACAAGTTCTACGTCACCTTTGTTAACCCAACTGCGGGCTCTGTCACGCCAGCCTCGGGTGTCTACGTGCTGACCGTTGCTCGCTTCAACCAGAGCAACACCACCACGCCAGGCACGTTGTCGTCCTTACCAACGACGTTACCAACGACGTAATCGCCACGCACGGGCGTGTGCTCGTGCTGTTAGAAGGGCCCTCCGGGGCCCTTTTTCTTTAGGAGCCCCCCATGCCTTCATCCGCTACCGCCTCGCGCGGCAACATCATCCTCGAGGTGCTGTTGACCGTCACGTTAACCACGCCGTCTGCCCCGGCCAACACCACCACCGTTCAGACGTACACCATTGCCGGTTTACAACCTAATGACTTTATCGAAGTCAATCAGCTCAGCCACATCGTGGGTCTGTCGATTGGTAACTGCTGGGTCAGTGCGCTTAACCAGCTGTCCATTCAGTTTACGAACAACACCGGATCCACCATCAGTGCGACTTCTTCGGCGTACTTAATCAACGTGGATCGAATGGAAAACGGCTACGCCTTGCAGAACTTTCCGGCCACCATCCAGTAAGGATCTATCATGAGCACGAGCCCGTTTTTTCTTTTGTCTGCTGCCACCACCAATCTGACACAGGTCACGACGGGCTACGGCAACTTAGCCGGCGGTTACGTTCTCAACACGAACGCAGCCGCTCGCTACATCAAGTTTTATTCCAACCCACCCGCACCCGCGAACGGCCCTCCGGTCGTCGGCACCACCGTGCCCTGGCTAACCGTGCTGCTAGCACCATCGGTCGGAACTAACCTGTCAACCCTCATTCCGGGTTTCGATTCCGTCGCCGCTTCCGGCCCGGTGTGGTTTGCCACAACGGCTAACGCCGTTTACACCGACACAACGGCTGTCGGTGCAGGCGATCTGTACATCACGATCTTTAAGCAGGGCTAATGGCCACCGCACTGGACATCATTAAGGGCGCTTTACGGCGGCTGCAAGCGTACCAATCGGGTGACGTGATTGCGGCTCCCGACGCCAACGATGCCTTAACCACGCTCAACGACCTGCTGGATTCGTGGTCTACCGATCACGCTTACGTGTACGCAGTGCAAGAATACGTGCTGACGTTTACGCCAGGGCAATACCAGTACACCATTGGCCCTGCCGGTCAGTGGAACACCGATAACACCGGTCGAGCCATCAGCCGACCGTTACGCATTGTCAGCGCGTTTAGCCGAATCAACACCGGTGGACAGCAGCTCGACTACGGAATGGAGATCGTGGACGGTGACCGTTACCGTGCCACGGGGATCAAATCGCTACCGGCCCCATGGCCGGAGATGCTCTATTACAACCCGACGTATCCGACCGGCACGCTGTACTTTTATCAGGCGCCTAATCAGAGCTCGGAATTGCATCTGTTTGCCGACACAATCCTGAGTCAATTTCCGACTCTCTCCACCACCGTGACGTTGCCGCAGGGCTACCTCAGAGCCCTCAAGATGGCCTTAGC